AAGTAATCAGATCTTTAAGAACTTAGATGATGTTGAAATGAAAGTTAAACTAGTTGGTAAGAAGTCGGGCAAGTTACAGATTAAATATTTGCCAGCACAATCAAATGTTAATGATATTAGAGCGTACTTAAAAGAGTTAGAGGTGCAAACAAAAACTAAAATATCTTGGTTATGTATTGATTACTTAGATTTGATTATGCCTGTGAGTGCTAAAGTAAGCCCAAATGATTTATTTGTCAAAGACAAGTATGTATCTGAAGAACTACGTAATCTAGCAAAAGAACTGGATATTATATTTGTAACTGCATCACAGTTGAATCGTGGAGCAGTAGAAGAAGTAGAATTTGATCACAGCCATATTGCAGGAGGTATTAGTAAAATTAATACTGCTGATAACGTGTTTGGTATATTCACAAGTCGTGCAATGCGAGAAAGAGGAAGATATCAAATACAATGTATGAAAACTAGGTCAAGCTCAGGTGTAGGCAGTAAAGTTGACTTAGAATTTAACTTAGAAAGTTTAAGAATTACTGACCTGGGTGAAGAAGAACAGTCATCGGGTTATTCACAGCAAGCACCAAGTGACTTAATGAAGTCAATTAAAACTACTACTACTGTAGGAGAAAAGCCATTGGACGAACCTACAGGTGATCAACCAAAGGTCACAGGCGAAGTGCAGAGTAATAAACTAAAGCAAATGCTCAATCAGATTAAATCTCAATAATGTGTTTCTTTAAGATACGATAAATACTATCACTAACGGAAACCTAACTTATGCAACGTAAAACAAAAAGTATTTTAGATGAATTGAGCTCAATGCACATTAGCAAGGACAAAAATCATTTGGTTGAGAGTCGTGCTAATAACATTATCCAGTCAGCGATTAATATCTTTGAACAAATAGATAGTCTTTATACTCGTGAAGCGGCAGAAGATTTACAGCGTAAGTTTGTTAACGCAATTAAATCAAGAGACCCTAAAAAGTTTGCTCGTTCAGTGAGACGTAAAGATGAAGATTAATGAAATAATTCAAGAAGCTCCAATTGGCGGTTTTAAACAACTTGCCACAGACTATAAAGTTCATCAGATGGGCAACAAAGCTGTCAAGTTATGGAAAAAGTACCTAAACACCCTAGAAGCAAAGAACAACTACGAACCTCTTACTCCAGCACAGCTTGAACAAAATTTTCTTGCTTGGGTAGATAGTACTCTATTAGGAAAGTATAGTATATCAAATGTTTCTAATGATTTTAAACAGACGATTGATGCGTACAAGACAAAAGTTGGGCAAAAGCCTAGAGACAACATATTATTAAAACAAGCACTTTCGACTATTATTGATGGCTCACGTAAGTTAGGATTAGCATCAGCAGATGCGACAGCAGGTAGTGTACCAACAGCAAAAGATTGTACAGTAACTACAGCAAACAATAAATTAACTGTTTGCGGAACAGAGATTAATCCAGTTACAGATAAAGAAACTTTTGACAAACTAAACAAATTATTATCTCAACAAGGAAAAGCCTAATGGAATTATTTGAAGGCGGGAATGTATTCAAAGGTGAGGATGGTAATCCACTAACACAAAGAATTAATCTTGTTGATGTTAAACCTACTGTGCAATACTTGGAAAGAATATCAGGTTTACCTCTATTAGATAATATGCTAGGATCAACAGGCAAGAAACCTACATCAGGTGATTTAGATCTGGCAGTTGATGCTAGTAAGCATACTAAAGACCAATTATACAATACACTAAAATCAAAAGGCATAGAAGTTACTGATCTAGCTAAGTCTGGGGATTCAGTACACTATAAATGTCCAATCAACGGCGATCCAATGAACGGATACGTACAAGTGGACTTTATGTTTGGTGATCCTAAATGGCAACAGTTTGCGTTAAATGCTTCACCAGATTCAGAATTTAAAGGTGTACACCGTGCTGTTTTACTAGCCAGTATTGCCAAAGCAAGAGGCATGAAATGGTCATACAAGTTTGGACTAGTGTCAAGAGAAACAAATAAAGTTATATCAGCTGACCCGGATGAAATTGCAAAACTGCTAATAGGCGGAACACGCAAAGACCTAGCAAGTGTGGAATCAATTATAGCACAAGCAAGAAAAAACAATGACTACGAACAACTAGTAGGTGATGCAAGAGAATACTTTGCTAGGGATGGATTGCAATTTGAGGCAACTGAAGTTAGTTTAATTGCTAGAACAAGAGATAGAATAGTTAACCTTGGCATGCAAGTTATCACAGAAGCGGCCAGAATAGAACACCCAGAAGATATGATATTTGATGCAGGCGGCCAAGGTGCATTGCGTGCAGTTAATCAACTCAAACAACTACCAGCCACAGCTAAAGACATTACGATTAAATGGGACGGCAAACCAGCAATTATATTTGGGCGTGATCAGGATGGTCGTTTTGTATTAACAGACAAGTCGGGCTTTACTGCTAAAGGATACAATGGTCTAGCCACAAGTCCAGAGCAATTAGAAAAAGTTATGAACATGCGTAGTGGTGATCGTACAGAATTAATTAACATGTACAAATCATTATGGGCTCCGTTAGAAGCACAAACACCAAAAGGCATGACAGGTTATCTTAAAGGTGACTTATTGTATACTGGTACTCCAGGAAAGCAAGGTAGCAAATATGTGTTTACTCCAAATACAGTAACATATTCAGTTGATGCAGACACTGAATTAGGTAAACAGATTGGAACTAGTAAAGCAGGAGTTGCTATACACACACGTTTGACTGGCCCACAAGATGCAGGAACACCATTCTACAATGTAGAACAACTACCAACAGGCCCTGTATTATTTGTAGGACCTAAAATGAAAGATACGCCTAAGGTAGATATACCAACAGACAGGTTAGAACAAATTGAAAAAACAGTTAAGGCTAGCCAAGGTGCTATCGATGCTTTCTTTTCACCTAGCAACTTGCGTGAGATACAAATGGCAAACTTGCCGGCGTTAATGAAACAGTATGCTAACTTTAAAGTTAGAGAAGGCAACTTTGATAACATGGCTGAGAACTTTTTAGCCTGGGCAACAACTAAAGTAAGTGCTCCTAAGGCACAACGACTAGAACAATATGTTAACAACAATATGAAGGTTGTTGACTTGATATTTAAAATATTTAAAGCTATTGCTGTTATTAAAACACAGATAGTTAGATCGTTAGATCAACAAGGTAGCGGCATAACAGCATCAATAGACGGTGAAAGCGGCCATGAAGGTTATGTGGCTGGTGGACTTAAATATGTTGATAGACTACGTTTTTCAAAATCAAACTTTGCAAAGAATGTGTAATGGAATTTATTAAAGACATTATCGAATCAAGAATGTATCGTAGACTTAATCAAGTCAAGGGTGCAGATGTGGCAACATTATCCGCATTGGTATTTGATCATTTAATGATGTTAAGAGTGCTATACTACATCAACAAACCTAAAGCTGTTAAGTATGCTAAAGAAACAATTAAGCAACAAAACTTTAGTGGGTTTAGACAATCAATGCCTGATCTATACAACTTTCTAACTCTAGTGATACAACAAAGACAGTATGCAGATAAACTATTCAATGATTGGGACGTCCAAATTCCAGAACTAAGAGTAAAGCGTATTCTTAGAGATCTAGCAGATGGTACAATAGACGAAGCGGATTTTAATCAACTGTTGATGCTTTTACAAAGACGTATCAAAGGATTAACATCTGATCAAATGTGGTTACGCAGATTAGTACAAGATTGGCATAAGCGTATTTCAAAAATGGATCGTAAACAAGCGATCAATCGTATATTACAAACAGTTAGACGTCCTATAAACTCTGATCTTTACATGATACTACAGAGTTCAACCAACGTTACTCCAACAAATTCTTAATGGCTAATTGGGCATACGTAATATTTGCCTGTGCTATGATAAACGGGCAACCACAATGTGACCCAGAACCTGTAACTATGATTGACAACTTTACTAACGAAACTGCATGTACGGTCTTTGCAGTAATGTCTACGACAATGGTGAATAATGATATGATCCAAAAAGGCATTACAGAGACTTGGGCAGTGCCATCACAGTGTCAAATTGTTGCTGGACAGGCTGATAAATTCTTTGTATATTAAATAAACTGTGCTTAAAATAGTTCCAAATTGGACTAAATAAGTGTAGGGAAGAAACAATGTCCCACAAACTAAGGAGAAATTATTATGGCAGTTTTAGCAGGTAAAGGAACAGTTTCACAATCACAAGGCGTAGGTCCAAAAACTTACATCTATGCAATCACTACAGGTACAATTACAGTATCAGACGCATGTGATTCAATCACTACAACTTACTTCGGTACAGTTGCGGCAGTTGAAGGCGTTGCAGACGGCAACCATATTATGGTTCAAGGTGGACCAGGTGGTGCTGAAGCAGTTTCAGGTATTGCACTAGTTGCTACATTCGATAACTAAATCGAATTAGTATAGTACTAAATTAAAGAGCCCTACTTTTTTAAGTGGGGTTTTTTATTGGGTTAAATATCTATATGAAACAACAAGAATTGTTTGAGACTGAGGGACCTTGGATATACGAATCACCTGATAATGGTGCAACGTTATATAGACGTAAAGCCAATGACCCACACCACAAGCGTGAACTAGTTGAACAGGTAGATGAAGAGTTTAAAGACTATAGAAACTGGATGTACAAACAGGATTGGACAGAATTAAGTAAACATCCAATGGTTAAAGAATCTATAGATAAGCTCAGAGTTATAGTGGAGCTTCTAAAACAATGATTCGTTGTTACACGTTAATAGATATCACTGCTACTGGATTTACTCGCAGACCCAAGACACCTGCAGAGGTCATACTACGCAATCAACAACGCAACTACGAAACATTTCAGCAATTAATATCTTTACGATCACAACCAACAATAGAACGTGTACCAGTTCAATTACAAGATGTGCATATAGATGATCATACATTTGGCAACTATTATATGCCTAGTTTATTTCCCTATACAATATGGATGTTTAACTTTTATAGTGAGCAATTGGATGCGTATTCTAACGCTGATTCGCCGATTGGCAGTTTAATTTCAGACTTTAATAACATCCCCATCATTGATAATCTCACTGAAACAGCTAAAATTAATAATACAATCAACACCTTAGGCGATCACGCTAATACGTATTTTCGAGTAATT